TCTGCTGCAAGTAGCTACGGTGGTTTCAACGGCATGGCTAAGAGCATGCTGGAGCACGAAACCATGAGCGATCCTGGTGAAGCTTTGGTTGACATGGACGGTCTTACCCAAGGACATACGGATAGTCCGACGTTCCAGTTGCAAGGTATTCCGCTGCCCATTACGCACTCCGACTTCTGGTACTCCTCGCGTCGGTTGGCTGAGTCCCGCAATACGGGTACTCCGCTGGACACAACGATGGGCGAAGCTGCTGGTCGCCGTGTTGCGGAAATGATTGAGCAGACCCTCATTGGCACCACGACGGGTATGACCTACGGTGGTACGATGACCCAGTCTGGTGGTTACGGCACTGGTCGTAACGGTGATCGCACTTCAACGGTGTATGGCTACACCAACTATCCTGACCGCCATACGTTTGCTAATACCACAGCACCCACGAGCACGAACTACGTTCCTCTCTGGACGTTGAAAGACGTGTTGGCCATGCGGGATCTGCTGCGCAACGGTCGTTTCTATGGTCCTTACATGCTGTACCACAGCACGGATTGGGACCAGTACATGGACAACGACTACATTTTGGCTGCATCCAGCGGTGTAGCGACTCAGACGTTGCGTGAGCGTTTGATGAAGATTGGTGACATTCAAGACGTTCGACGTTTGGACTTCTTGGGTTCTGCTACCAATCCGTTCAATCTCTTGCTGGTCCAGATGACTCCTGACGTTTGTCGGGCAATCAACGGTTTGGACCTCACAACGGTTCAATGGGAATCTGTTGGTGGCATGCGCTTGAATTTTAAGGTGCTAGCTATACAAGTGCCTCAAATTCGTAGCACTCAAGCCGGCAGATGCGGGATCTGTCACGCAACAATGACAGCTGGCACAGACAGTACCTATCCGACTGGCACCAATGCCTAAAGTGACACTTGTGCTTAGTATCTAAGCAAGTTGTGTTATTGTGAATACCCTCTGCCGTCTTAGCTGCAATGGGCGGCAGAGGGATACGGTAAGCGAAAGCAGCAATTACTTTTGACACTAACTGAGGAGCGAATATCATGGCGAAGTATCGAATCTTGCGTGGCTGTCATGCAGAAGGTTTCTATCCTGCTGGTCATGCCCAAGCTGGTAGTCCCATTGTCTACGAACCTGGTGACGTAGTCGAGACGGACAACTGCTTATTGAAGCACAATAGTCGCCCCGGCACGCAAGGTGCCTTGGGTGACAAGTTTCAATTGGTGGATGATGATCGTGTTCAACCTACGGACAAGATCAAGGCCAAGCCAGTTGAAGAGCATGTTCAAGAGGTCAGCCAGCTTGATGATGGTCTTAGTGGTATGAGTGTCGCAGAGCTGAAAGAAATGGCTCGAGGCGACAGCATTGAGCTAGGTCAGGCCAAAACCAAGGCTGACATTCTTCAGGTCATTCGTGACGCCTATGCTGCCACTGCGTAGTCGTTACTCTGCTAAGAGAGGAGCGACGCGCTGATGGCCAGAACAACTTCTATCGCCGTGCAGAGGGTATTAGGTGGTCACTATGACACCCAGAACAAACCTGCACTAGATCCATTCATCAAGACTGCAAATATCTTGGTGAGCCAAGTTGCTTTACAGGTTGGAACCCCGGATGCTGCCACACTGGCCGAGATTGAGTGCTACCTCTCGGCACACTTCTATGCTCATGCAGATCAGATCACCCAAACGAAAAGTACGGGTGGGGCCAGTGGCAGCTTCCAGGGTACTACAGCAATGGCTTTGAATGGTACGCAATATGGTCAAACAGCAATGCTACTTGACTCAAGCGGCTATCTTGCCAAGCGTAGTAAGGAAGTAGAAACAGGTCAGCGTCGCGTCGCTACTTGTTCCTGGTTAGGTGAAGACCCAGACGATCAAGAGCAGTATCAATAAAATGCCCCCAATTGAATCTCAGAATCTGAATCAGCATGCAGTCCTTTGGGCCAGGGGTGATTACGATACCTATGGTCGGTACACGGTTACTTCTCCCATAGAGATTAATGTGCGGTGGGAAGAGGGTCAGACACAAAGCAGTGGAGCACAAGATACTGTAATTGCTGTGAGTGTTACACTGTTTGTAGATCGAGTGATTACTCCAGGTAGTTTAGTGTGGAAAGGAAAATTGAAAGATCTACCTGCATCTCCAACGAACATCAAGGAGGTAGAGAACTATGATGAAGTGCCCGACTTAAAGGGCAGAAGGTTTCGTCGTAGAGTAACTTGTAAACGATACGAAGAACAACTTCCAACGGTTGTGTAATCATGGGAATAGTCTTAGCAATACTGAGCGTAATTGGTTCCGTAATTGGTGCCATTGCTAGTTTTATTGCACAGGTATTCAGTTGGGCTGTCAAGACGTTTTCTTGGTACGTGTGGGTGATATTGATCGGGGTTTGTATTGCTTTCAGCTATGGCATAAAGTTGGGGGCCAATTGGTCTGGTAGCGGTACCAACTTCGGTTGCTCTTGCCGAGACTTTATGTGTCGTAGACAACGAGATCCTAGACCACCACACATAACAACAGAGAGTGTAATTTCCGTAACCAATGGTGTTACACTATCTTGCAAAGCTGGGCTGAGAGGAAGACGAACACACACAGTCACTTTGATTGATGTTGCTGCTCCAGAAAGTGGAAGCATTTTAGCTGAGCAAAGCAGATCTAATCTAGAGAAGATTGCTGGAAAAACGATTCGAGTGGAAACGAATCGGACTAGTATTTTTAGATCAGAAGCTGAGTTTAGCCTGCCGCAGCAGGAAGAAGAACCTACGGTGACTGTGGAAGCACCAGAGGAAGTTGAATCACTAGGACCAATAACTGGTGTTGTGTATGGGGAAACTGGCAGTTGCTTACAAGTAGAGCAACTCTATGCTGGAATGGTTAAGTGCCTGCCCAGTGCTTCGAAGGAATGGAAGAGGGTAGAGGCAACAGCAAAGCGTCAAAAGTTGGGGGTGTGGAAATGACTGCAAAATGGTATTGGATTTGTGGTATATCGGCATACGTCGCACCGGCAATTATCATGTTGGTGTACATCTTGGCCAACGGTTTAGATCGACCAATAATTGGTGGTCTATTATGGCCCCTGCGACTCATCAAGATGCTTCTAGGGGGAGGGTGAGAACATGGTACAGATGATTGGTTGGTGTGTAATTGTAGCAGCAGTTTTAGGACTGCTCTATTATGTTTGGACGACATGGTTTAAGGGAGCCAGCGTTGGGGTTACTCCCGTAGGTAAGTTTATCACCGGAGCATTGGAATCTGCTCAGTTGACGACTAACCTTGGCTATGTTGAATTGTTGAGTCGAGTAGATGTGGTTGAATCTTCTGAGGAAGCAGTAAAGGCTTGCGACGTGCTTTCTAGTGTCTTGTGGCAAGGGGCAATGGCTGCATGGCGTAAGGCTCAGACAGATTCTACAACTACAGTCACTACAGACACAGCAGTTAAGACTGCTAAGATTACAGCCGTCGATGGTACTGTTGTGGAGGTGCCCATTCAATGAAGAAGGTATTACCCGTTGTTGGGATACTGCTATTGATGCTGTTAGGGGTGGGTCTAGTTGCTAGACCAGACTTGGTTGCTATGCCTGGAGTAACTGCCCCCAATGCAGCAGTAATCGTTTATGAGTCTGGGGTCAATAAGCCCTTGTCTTTTGCAATGGTAGAAGTGCTGGCCAAGGCACCTTCCCTGGGCATCAACGTATGGGACCAAAATATTGTGGGCAAGAACAAGCAACCCTCAAAAGAAGCTCAACCTTTCTTAGAGGCAGTGAAGGGTAAGGACTTACCAGTGTTGGTATTGCGATGGCCAGGGGGTTCTTACACAGTGAAACCTTGTCCCACTACGCTGGTTGACTTGAAGAAGGAGATTGGGCAATGATTCTAATCAATGACGACAATTGGCAAGAAGTGGTCCAAGAATCCCAAAATCAAGGGTTCTCAGTAGGAGCCCTGCCCCGTCAAACTGGTATTGGGGAAATGTCCTGTGCAATGGTATTTGCAGAGCAAGTGCCTATCATCCCTGAAAGTGAATGGAAGACTCGTATTGCAGAGATGACTGCAAACGGATTGTTCATCGGTCAACGATGGAAGTCTGATACGAAGTTAGATTATCAGAATGGGTTGGGATTCTGTTGGGCAAAATCATTAGCACAGATATGCATGGCTGTTCGTGCTGCTCAGAATCAACCATTTGTTCAACTCATGGGTGAATCTCTAGCAGAGTGCGTTGGCTATCGAAACAAAGGGTACTACTTGGATAGGGCACTAGAGTACGCCAACAACCGAGGAATAGCCAGCATTGCTACAGTGCCTCATTTGAAGATCACCAAAGGTGAATGGAGTTCTCAATATGCAGAAGAGCGGCAAAGCTACATGCCCCTAGAGTGGTGGGATTTGGGGGGCAAGGAAGTTTGGGCAGAAACCATTACTGCTCTTTTGATGGGGTATGGTTGTTACGTTGGTTATGACTGGTGGGGTCATGCTGTGTTTCTTGACATGCTTCGTATCAATGCCAAGGGTCAAATTGAAGTTCACACCCCCAATACTCATGGACAAGGCAATGATGCTTGGCTGGCAGGTAGTAAGGCTATTCCCAGCATGGGTTCCTTTGTACTACGTGGAATGAACTTAGCAGCTTAAATTTGCAATTTGTTGAGTTGAAGATATGTATCGATTGTACAACATCTGTGACAAGGTATTTATCCAACAGGAGGTGTTGTCAATAGGTATTTTATCTTTGACTCTTTTAATTCTTTCCTGTGGTGCATTAGAATGTTATGGATTGTGGCAGTTGTTTAAGCACACTGCACAATTAGTTTTTAATTGAGAATTTCATTTGCTGATCAATTCAGCAGAAAGCGAGGATGTGATGAAGAACGTAATTCCGATTTTGTGTTGTGTGTGCTTGTTAATTGGTGGTAGCTTGCTAACTGCTCCAGCAAGTACAAGTGCTACAAGTACTTACTTGCTGCCGTTGACTTACACAGTGGCTGCTGCAGACGTTCCTCAAGATGTACAACAGATTGCAGCTAGTAGTACTTCTAAACCAATGCCCATAGAAAACAAGCTGGTTGTCTCACCTCAATATGTTGACCAATTGAAAAATCCGGACAATATAAACCTAGAGATATCAATGGTAGATCAGCCTTGCGCCAATGGTGTTTGTCCTATGAGACGATCCGTTAGCACAGTGAATACCGAGACAACCACTACTTCTGCTACAACGATTTCAGAAGATGTGGAATTGCGTTTGCTAGGACGTGTTGCAGTTAGGGCTCGTGGTGTAGTTGGCAGAGTTTGTAACCTACTTGGTTGCGAACGACGTCAAGAAAGACGATCTGCCCGACGTGGGGGTTGATAGCCTTTACTGCATGGGGCAGTCCCCCCTAACTACCCAGCGGTTGTTGTCCCCGATGACCGCTGGGTAGATTCTACTTAATAACTATGATCACCATTCGTTTAATCCGAGAAACACAGAGCACAAAGATTGCAACCTTTACTGCAGCCTATTGGGAAGGTTGGCAGTGTGTTCGTACAAGACAGCCTTGCCGTTTTACAACAGATGAAGAGAAGAAAGATTGGGCATCAGGATTTGAAGCGGGGATCGAAGATAGTAAAGACAAGAAGCCTTGGTATAGAAGTAAGACATTGTTAGTAGGTTCAGTACTGTTGATTTTCGGAGTTGTACTGTGGGCAACGGAGAAATCTGTTGGACCTACTGGTGGACCTTTCATGTCTTCCGGATTTGGACAGGGGGTCACCATGTCCAGCTTGTTAATGATCTTTTTAAGGACAATCACTAATGAAGGGGTTGGAATGACTTCGAGTCAATACACTCCCCCTCCTCCATCAATATGACAAAACGAAGAATTCAGCATGAAGAGCAATCACCCATTTCTGGTCAAGTAAGAAACAGTGGGGATTTTGGACAATCTCCCATACAAATTTCCTCAGCAATAAATGAGGACAGGAATTTGAAAGGAATTGAATCTATGTTGCCCGATGAAGTACAAGTGCCTTTGCCAGATTATGTCAGAATGATTGCCAGAGAAGCTGGACTGGTAGCTGCACGAGAAGTCTTAGAAGAGCACCGTAAAGCATGTCCTGCAGCTACATCAGCAGATTCCGTATCTAAGTCCATAAGAAGTCTTGAAGTAAGGTTTAGTATGCTTGTTGGGCTCATGATTGGTAGTGGAACACTTGGCGGCATTATTGGCGTGGGTGTCGGTGCAGCGGTAAAGGCATTGGTTTAGTTTTCAACAGCTAATTCAGCAAGGCGAGACGGGGAAGAAATGGCATGGGTGCCAGCGGCTTAGCATTTACGAGGGTGGCGAATCGAGTAACCGGCTCACTTATTACTGGCACATTTGCGAGCGACGGCACAACGGCCGTAGTGGGGAGAAAATAATATGAGTTTATACGCAATCCCAACAGCCAGCCGTGGCTATTCCAATCTGGTTTCCACCGCATGCAGTTCCGGCAGTACGCCGAGCTTTTCGATATGCTCAACGGTGAACACGACGCGATCATTTTTGTTCGGTGGAAACCGTCAGCGTATTCGCCAAGACGGAACCATAACGGGAGCCAGGCTGTACATCACTGACACCTATCAGGCGAATCTAACGTCGCTGGTGTTTCGCGCGTGGAGATACAATGGCGCAACGTGGGATCAGGTAGGCAGCGATTCTGATACGCAGAGCGGGCCATTTGTGGCCGGCTGGAACACCTTTACGTTCGCAAATCCTATTATCGGAGTGCGAGCGGGAGATAGCCTAGGACTAACAGCGGTTGGCACAGACTCGGTATACGTTAAGACCTACGAATCTGCTGCCGCACAAGACTACGCAATGCTTTGGACTAACAATGTGTCAGTTTCAGGCAGTGGCGTGACGTGGGGAACAACAACGGCAAATTATTCGATCTGGTGTGAAGCATACATGCAATCGCCGATCTTTATCGGCATTGGCGACTCGTTGATGGCCGGTTCGCCGGGAATGCACTCGATGCTGGCGAGCTACTCCACTGGCGATTGGAAAACATTCACGCCTCGATCCACGATTCCAGGGTATCTGGCTGAGGCTAACTCTACGCTGTTCACGATCGCGCATCACGGGATCGGCAGCACAACAGCACATCACTGGTCGCCGCTCGGGGATGATTATCTGGCGACCTATTGCACGCCGTACTACCCGAGAGCAGCGATTATCTGCCTAGGAATCAATGATGTTAGCTATGGCTATACTCTGGCACAGTATAGCGCCGACATTCGGGCAATCGCGCAGACGCTGCTAGGAAATGGCACGTTACCAGCGTTTCTGACAATTCCACCGTGGTACGTTGCGACAGCGGCTCAGAGTGTTCTTCTAAAATCCTACAACGGTTGGCTGCGAGAATACTGCGCTTCGATCAATGTTCCACTGATTGATGCTTGGGCATTGCTTGGGTCGGCGGCCAACCCGAATATACCGAACACGGCGTCACCTGATTTTTATGGCGACGACGGAGTTCATCTTAGCCCAACAGCCTATCGGGCAATCGCTAATCTGGCCGCCTCGCAGTTCGTTTCGCAATAGGGAGCAACAATGGCCAATGAAATCATCTACGCTGCCGGAATCGAAAAGAGTGGCCGTATTGCCTACGCGCAAATGGTACTTGGCGCGCAATATGCAAAAGCTGACGGATCTGGACTAGCTGACTATGCGATTGCCAATTGGGCGACCTATAAAATAACACTCACCGAGATTACTGGCACTGGTGCGTTTGTCGGCAGTGTTCCCAGTGGGCTGGCTGCGGCCGAATATGTGGTTTCAATAATCTGGCAACTGGGTAGCACAGCGGCAGCCACGGATGATCTGGCGAAATCGTGGTCTATGGGCTGGTCGGGGTCGAGGGTAATATCCGTGGAGATCCTTGCCGATACAGCCGAGATTCAAGCAGAGTTGGCCGATGGGGGCAGGACAGACTCGCTAATTGACGGCATAGCTACTCAGGCGAGTGCGGCGGCAGCGAGTGCGGCGGCCGTGGAGGCGAAGTTTACCGGAATCACATTGGTTGCTAAGTGGCTTGGTTTACTTGCTGGAAAGACTGCTGATGCTACGACACTTGCAGAAGTTAATGCAACCACAGCAGGTGCTAGTTTTAATAACACAACAGACAGCCTTGAAGCAATAGCAATTAGTACAGCAGCTATAGAAGATTTGACTAAAGCAGGTGGGGATGGTGACCTAGCAGAAATGCTATCCATTGTCAGTTCTGTCAGTCTTGGGAATGGCGCTAGAACAGTAACTATCACTGTTACAGATGGCACAGATGCTTTGGAAAACGCTCGTGTGCGAGTGACCAGTGGAACTACAACTCAAGTGGGTGATACGAATGTATCTGGTGTTATTGTGTTTGGGATAGATGATGCAACATGGGATGTAGTGATCACAAAATCTGGATATTCATTCACTCCAACCACATTGGTGGTTTCTGCCAACACTACCCACACCTATGCTATGACAGAAGTCACTATTCCTGCCAGTGATCCTGATTTTGTGACAGGTTATCTATATTGCTATGACGAAAATGGAGATGTAGAAGAGAGTGTCACCATACAAATGAAGATTGTTTCCTTGTCAGGAAATGGCAGTGGTTACGACACAGCAATCAGATCCGAAACCAGTGATGCAGACGGATTAGTTACGTTCACAAACCTAGTGCCCGGTGCTTTGTATTCTATCCGTAGGGGCACAGAGACAGATTGGATTGATACCACAATTCCTGCAGCAGCAACAAGTCCCTACGAAATGGATAACCTGTTTGGAGAGGACAGTTGAAGGTAGAAAACCTAGAACGACTGAAAGAAAAACTAAGGCAAAAGATAGCCGAAAAGTTAGTGTCACCAAATGCCACAGCAGGAGAAAGTGTGGTTGTTGGCTATACAGCAGCCTACGCAGTTTATGTTCACGAGAATTTAGAAGCAAGGCATGGGTCCGATTACAACGCTTGGTATGGCGAAGATATTTCAGCTGGTAAAACAAAAAGCGGTAAGACAAAGAAGGGTTGGAAAGGCAAGACAAGTCGTGGACCAAATCAACAAGCAAAGTTCTTGGAACAACCTGCTCGAGAGTTAAGTAACAGTGGTGAACTAGCCAATGATATTAACCAAGCAGTTGCTGCTGGAGCAAAGCTACAAGATGCTCTTCTCATAGGAGCAGTGCGGATACAACGTGAGAGTCAATTGATAGTTCCTATTGACACAGGTGATCTTCGGGGATCTTCTTTTACAGCTAAAGAATAATGGGCGGAACACTAACCGATGCACCCGCTGATGTTTTGCGATACCTGCTAATTCAGCTAGGTCACGGAGTGCTGCCACCAGCATCTAGTGGTTGGCCGATTTCCATTAGCAGTGAGCAAGATTTACCTGATCAAGTGATAACGATTTATGACACTGCAGGTAGGTACGATGGCCGTAGTATGCAAACAGGCCAGAAGTGGGAATTTTATGGGGTGCAAATACGAGTACGTGGGGTGAATCACCCAGATGGACAATTGAAGGCAAGGCAAATCGCAGTAGCACTAGATGAGTCTATAAGAAACAATGTTGTTACAATTGGTGCAACACAGTATGGGGTCTATTCTGCATCAAGGACGAGCGGACCAATAAGTATTGGGAAGGAACCCAACACAAATCGCGTATTGTTCACTATCAACGCCGTGGTAGCCCTGCGGCAGATTACTACTTGAAGGAGAAATTGAAATGGCTGACTTGGTAAAAGCAATGCGAGATGGTTATCGAACCACGATTGACTTCACAGGGGCTGGCACGGTATTTGAAGAGATCAGCGTACAACCACCTGGATTGGATATTGGTACCCCAATTGACACCACGACGATGCGTCGTACAAAGTATCGGGGTAAGGCACCTCGCAAGTTGTTGGATGCACCGGACGGTGATCTAACAGTTGCTTATGATCCTACAGCGTATACCACTTTTGCAACTCTGTTGGGTAACAACCAATTGATCACGGTCACATTCCCAGACGGTGGTACTCGCGCATTTTGGGGATACGCTGGGTCGTTTATTCCTGATGCTCTCGAAGAAGGTAAACGCCCAACCGCGAAAATCAAAATCGTGGAGACGGATACCAATGCTAGCGGTGTTGAAACAGATCCGGTTGAAACCCCTGCCACTGGTACTGGTTGGTAGGCTAATAATACCCTCTAGAACCCCTCTAGCATCCGTTTCTAGGGGTTCTAGGGTTTAGGGGGTAGTAATCTACTCCAAAACGCTCCCTTGCTCTTAAACGAAGCGAGAAGGGCTAAGAAACGGTGCACTTACGTTAGTTTAAGTAGTTTACACTAGGAGCGAAACAATGAATGAAGAATTGATTTTTGAAAGTCTCGACTGCATTGAATTGCCAGTTGTTGTGGGCAATCAAAAGTATATTCTGCGAGAAGCCAATGGTGACACAGCAGTTAAGTTTCAGAATGCTCGTTTAGCCAAGCATGAGTACAACGAAGACGGACGTCTTGTTCGTTTGAAAGATACTGCTGATTTGGAACCGTTTCTCGTGAGCATGTGCCTGTTCATGGAAGATGGTGTCACTCCTGTCAGTGAAGCAACCATTCGTAGTTGGCCTTCTCACATCTCATCGAAGCTGTTTGACACAGGAAAGAAGATCAGCCATATTGATGAAGTGGATGATCTTGAAACCCTAGAGAAACAACTCGTTCAGCTTCAGAATAAAGTCGAGCAGTTGAGGAAAAAAGAGACCCCCTTAAAAAACTTGTCAGCCGGTTAGATGGCTGGTTTGTGTTAGCCGACCATCGACACTGGCAAGGCACCATTAGTGACTTACAGAAGCAAACTAGCAACCGTGAATACTTAGCATGGATGGAATGGCTAGAACGACAATGGAATGAGCCCAGCAGAACTGACTTCTATCTAATGCAAATTGCGCACGATGTGGAGCGTGCAAATGTTGGCAATGGAAAAGTCAGTGACAAGCGTATCAAGTTAGTCAAGAAAGCAGAAGACAAGGAAGTGAAGCCAAAGACTCGCAAGGAAGCAGGAGAGCAGGCACGAGCACGCTGGTCTACTCTTGGTGTAGGAAAGAAGGAGAAGAAATAGCATGTCTGAAGAGGTAGAACTCGAACGGCTTGTGGTACGATTGATGGGTGATGGCTCAGACTATTCTTCCATGATGGAGGATGCTTCTGAGAAAGCTGATAAGTTTTCTGGTGACATTGAAAAGACCAACAAGGAGGTTCAATCTTCATTCTCCACTTCTAGCGATGAAATTGCTAACAGTGCTCAAACAATGAGCGCTTTCGATGGTATCAATCGTGGTGCTGGTCGTAGTTTATCTATGACAGGACGTACTATCTCCCAAGTTGGTATTGCTGCTGCTGCAATGAATCCAGCATTGGGTCAATCCGTAGTAAACCTTGGTATGATGGCCAGTGGCGCTGGTCAAGCCGTTCGATCTTTAGACTTGATGCGTAGGTCTGGTGCTAGTCTTATGGGGCTGGCATTGAACCCAATTGCGCTCATGGCTTTACCTGCAGCTGCAGTCGGATTTCTGCTGTGGAAGAAGCGGGCAGATGATGCAAAAGTTGCTGCAGATTCCTTTGCTGCATCTTTAGGTCGTCTCAAGCAAGAAATGGAATATGTAGCAAAGATTCGTCCTCAAGCTGATGTGGTTGGTATTGAAGGAATAAACTCAGAAAAGTTTGGTTACACAAAGACAGACCAGAATAGGTTGAACCTAGCAAAGCAGCGACAGTCTGAACTGAATGAA